GTTTGTTTTATGTCTCTTTCTATTGTTTTTTTGGAACTTTTTAATTCAGCTATTTTTTCATCATTCTCACGTTTTTGCTCATCAACACTTACAACATTTAAAAGCTGTTCTTCATATACCTCAATTTGCCCATCTAATTTTGATATGCTGTTATTTACTTCAGACATTTTTTTATCAATATCCTTCACATCAGCATCAATATATGCATCAACATTATCTATAAGATTTGCACCAGAAAACCTTGATATTATTTCCTTCTTCTTTGTATCACTTGAATTAAAGAAAGAAACATACCTATCTTTAGATACAACAAAGTAATTCATCAAATCATCTCTTGATATTCCAATCAAATCAATAATGTACTTATTGTAGTCATTAACGGTTGGTAAATCAGTTTTCTCAATATCATTTATAAACACCCTAACTGTTGAAGATTTTTTCCTTTCAAGCTTTCTAACAATAACAAGTTTCTTATTTAGAACATTGTTTTGTAATTCCATTGAAATATCTGCACTATCCTCATCATTCATTATTAAATCAATAGCCTTGACTTTTCTAAATGAATCACCTGTTAATGCAAATATTATTGCTTCAATGATTGCAGATTTTCCTGAACCATTTGATTCTTGTCCGTCATCATCAAGATTTATACCACTGATTATTTCTGCAACACCATTTTTAAAGGTATATTCAGATTCCTCATGTGATATAAATCTTTTCAGATTAATTTTTATTGGTTGCCACATATTAACCGCCGATTATTTGTCTTATTTTCTTTTCAATTTCCAATGCAAGGTCTTCATTATCTTCCAACAACTGCATTACAGCTTCTTTGCCTTGACCAATTTTTTGGCCTTCATAAGAATACCAAGCCCCTGATTTGTTTATGATTTCTAAATCAGAACCAATATCTATTAACTCTGCATTCTTCATAATACCTTTACCAAAGTGAATTTCAAACTCAGCTGTTTTAAATGGTGGAGCAACCTTGTTCTTTATAATCTTAACTTTTGTTGTACTACCATAAACATTACCTTCTTTATCCTTCAGTTGTGTTGAACGTCTAATATCAATCCTAACAGAAGCATAAAACTTCAAAGCATTTCCACCAGTTGTTGTTTCAGGATTTCCAAACATTACACCAATCTTATCTCTAAGCTGATTTATAAAAATCACTATGGTGTTTGATTTTGAAATTTTACCAGTAAGTTTTCTCATTGCTTGACTCATTAGTCTTGCATGTAAACCCATTTTGCTATCACCCATTTCACCTTCAAGTTCTGCTTTTGGAACAAGAGCTGCAACAGAGTCAACAATGATACAATCAACTTTTTTAGAATCTAAAACCATGTCAACTATTTCAAGAGCTTGGTCGCCATTATCAGGCTGTGAAAAAAGTAATGTATCAACATTAACACCAATATTTTGAGCATAGTGTTTATCAAAAGCATGCTCTGCATCTATGAATGCACATACACCACCTTGTTTTTGTATCTCAGCCATTACATGCAATGTGAGTGTAGTTTTACCTGAAGATTCTGGCCCATAAATTTCTATAATTCTTCCTTTTGGAAGACCACCGACACCAAGTGCTAAATCAAGACCAATTGAGCCAGTAGAAACTACATCTACTGGAACAATTGATTTTGCATCGAGAGTCATCATAGAACCTTGACCAAAAGTTTTATTTACTTTATCAAGTAATTCTGATAATGCCTTTGTTTTATCAGGAGCACTATTTGTCTCCTTTTGTTGTACCTTGCTCATCTTTTTTTACTTTACCGAAGTTATTAAATAATTCAACCAAATAAAAGAACTTGTTGAAAATTCTCTGCTCACCAATAATGTTTTCCATTTTTTTAGAAACATTACCTGTATACTCCAATTCCAATTCAATAGGTGAGTTTAAAAATTGGCCATATTCCAAATCATATGCTTCACCATCTGTAAGTTTATAAACTGTTACATTGTTTACAACCTCAGTTTCATACTGTATTTCTTCTTTGTCATCAGTTCTTGGTTTTTGAATACCATATTTAAAAAGCAACTCCTGTCTTTTTTGGATATGGTCATTATATAGTTTTATAAGTTTCTGTTCATTCATGAACAAAGCGAATGAAACATCACCTGGTAATTTGAAACTTTCTTTCTGGCAATCTTCATTAAACTCCTGTATTTGTTGGAATAAAATAATTGCAGTCTGCATTGTTGTTTGTACTTTTCTCATAAACACTTTTTTAAATAATTTAAACCTTGTTTTTCGTTGTTAATTGAGTTTATTTTTATGAAGTTGTTGAACTCATCAACTATTGTTTTTTTATCAAATGATATTACGTGATTTTCTTCTATTTCTGTTTCATTAAAAACAATCTCTTCTGGTTTAAACTTAACATCTATACCAGCTTTTTTAAATATGCCTTGGTCAATTGATTTTAATTCTTCTTGTTTACCAAACAAAACAAATCTCACATTGTCATCAGAATTTTCATGTTTGTTTATGAATGAAACAATATCACTTTTTGAAGTTGTCAAAACATCAATATTCACAGTCACATATTTAGGAAATTCTGCTTCAATCAAAACAATAGAACCATCTGATTTTAAAACAGTAAATCCTTTTGTTAAGTCTTCACCGTAATTATGCTGCATTGATGAACCTATATAATGAAACTTACTTCCAATTTTTTGCTTATCATGATAATGACCTATAAGAACAGTATCAAACTTTGAAAACACATTTTCACCTAACTGATTTTCAATAAGTGTGCCATCATTATTTTTAACACCACTTATTGCAACATGTGTGATAAGTATTTTTTTGTTTTTTGATTTGAAATATGTACCTGAAGCTTTTACCATTTTATCAAACATAACCGGATATACATCTGCTTCTCTAAAATAAGGTAATAATGCAATATTCAAATTTTTAGTTGAATGAAAACCAAAATCTCTTATAAGTTCAAAAGCAGGATGATGTTTGAATGGGTCGAGATAACTATTTAAAGAAGCATAATCACTTTTATCATGATTTCCTGGAATAGCTATTAAAACTATACCATCATCATCTAAATCATCCAGAATGTCTTCAAACATTTTTAGTAATGTATCTGTCTGACCACGTCTTGAATCAAAAATATCTCCACCATGAAATATGTATTTTAAACCATTCTTAATAGCAATATTTTTTGCTTGTCTAAAGATAGATTTATTCAACTCAATATTTTTTTCGTTGAGGTGAGTATCTGTTATTATGATTGCTTCAATTTCCATAGAAAAAATTTGTAGGGGTTTTTAAGCCCCTACTTTTAATAATTATTTACCTTTACCAAGTTTTGCTTTTACATCACCAAGTAAACCACCAGCTTTTTCTTTTTTAACTGATGCACCAGGTTTTTTATCTAACATATCATCAATGTCAGTTGCTGGCCCATCAACTATTGAAGTTGTTGTTGATTTTTCTTCAAGTTCTTCTTCATTTTTTTCAATGCCTTCTTTTTCTTCAAGCACTTCTCTCACCATCTCTCTCATTTCTTCTTCTGATAAACCAGCTCTGAATGGCACATGTAAACCTTTTTCTTTTACAAAAGCTTTTATCTGTGCTCTGTCCATTGAATCCAAATCAATTTCTTTTTCTTCTTCATCAGTTGAATCATCATTGCTTTTCTTTTCAGGATATAAATCAGCGAGCTCATTCATCACATCTACAAAATCCGGATTATTGAAAACATAAAAATCATTTTCTTCATCAAAAATCTGAAGACCTTTTAAGGCAACTTCATAATCTTTTTTAGTGTAAGAATTTACATACAATTCCTGTAATGATGCAAAACCATCAAGCTCAATAAGTTCTTCATCTGACAACGCATAGTCACCTCTAAACTCAATTGCAACAGTGTACTTAGTACGTTCCTGTGTTTTACCACCTTTTGTTTTTGTTATCTCAACATTTTTTGTGATGATGATTGCTTTTCCATCATCTGGGTCTGTGAATGGGTCAGTTGCTATTGGTTGCTCAGAATCTTCAACAGCTGATAATGTGTTTAATTGTTCCTTAAGTGAATAAGAGAGTGCAAGTAAACCCATTTCTTTTTTACCATTCTCATATTTCTGAGCATAACAAATCCAATCTGATTTTGGTAATAAACCAGTTTCCCAATAAGTAAGCTTAGATAATTCTTTTGCCAACTTAGTTTCATCTTTAATTTGTTCTGTTAATTGCTCAGTAGCAATACGTACATACTCTTCAATAATGTCTTTTCCACCAGCAGCTGAGTGAACTCTTGCATTGAAAATTGGACCTCTTTTGATTTCTGTTTTTTTGCCACCTTTACCATCATCAACTTCACCCTCTTTTGGAATCCACGAAGTAGTTCTTGGATAGATGAATGTTGTTGAATCTTTGTGAGCAGGCATGATACGAAATTTATTCGTGCCTTTTGTTACCGTGAGCCAACCAGCAAATGTTCTGTTTTGGTTTTGTGGTTTTGGTGCTACTTTTTCAAATTCTTCCTCTTGCTTTTTGATAGAAGCCATAGGAGTAGCCTTGAATTTTTTTCTGTCTACTGTCATGTGTTCAATTGTTTATTAATTAAAAAAATCTGCATATACCATCTACGTGGTCATATTGTTATTTAGTGATATAAATATACAAAATATAGTTGTGGGTACTTCTTAAAACAGTGACCTATTTTATTAATTTTTCTCTTACCTTTATCATAACCCCATTGATTGCTCCTTCCATTATTTCATGTTCAAAATCTTCAGGTTTTATACTACCAGAGCAGTAGTCAAGTTTTTTAGATTTTTCTTTTGCGGCCCAATATAATGAATCAACAAACTCCCATTCTTTTCTTATTCTAAACACTTTCTTTTGTCTAAGTATATAACCAGCATCTAACAACACTTCATTTTCTAATTGTTGCACAGTTGGTTGTTTTACTTTTTTATTTCCACCAGCATCTGTTTCTGATTTAGATAAATTCTTTCTAAACATTTCACCAAGTTTTGCTGCATATACCTTTAAATCAAACTCTTCAGTTGATAATGTATTTTGCAACTCAGCCCTTAAAATACCTATTCTGTTCATGATAACTGGAAATGTCAAAACTTCACCAAGTATGTTTGAATAATCAATCTTTAGAATATCATCCATATCGATGTCTGTTTCAAAATTTTCTACTTTTAAAATAACAACCTTTGTTTCAAGGTTTATTTTAATTACTTCTTGTTCTGGTTTTTCAATTTTCTTTGCCATTGTCTTGTTGTTTTAATATTAAAATTTTTGATTCATCATGTGTCTTTATTGTATTCTGTCCTTTATAATCATTGAATGAAATAACACCTGATATTAAAACAACATCACCGATGCAATCTTTTAATTCCTGATTTTTCATATATGTATCATTCCATATTGTACATATTACAATTTCAGAATTACAATCAATTTTTAACTCAAGGAATTTTTTATCTTTACCTTTCTCTGAAGCACTTACAATTATACCACCAATACAGCAATCAGGTTGATTGTTGTATTGAACTTCACCTCTTTCATTTTCAAAATTTCTTTTACCATCAGAAGATTTTCTATCTTTCCCACCACCCTTAATGTGTTTTGAATTTGCTCTTTGAGAAAAATCCTCTGTGAAAACATTTTTTTCATTAATCACTATACCACTAAAACCATTCTGCAACAATAAAGCTTCATAATCTATATTCCCAAGTCCACAAGCTTCTTTTTGTTTTATCATCCACCAATGTTTTGTTCTCATCTGACTATTAAATGGAAACTCTTTTTCTATCTTTGATTTTGAAAGAGTGCAATACTGTTCAAACAACAATCTTCTCTGTGTTATGTTTGATATATTTTCAACTTCATCAAATGCACCAGAATATATTAGATTAGATATTACTCTCTTATTTACTTTTGCTTTTGGTACTCTTTTATAAAATTCTTCAAATGAATAATAATTACCATTTTTCATTCTGTCTCCAAGAATAACTTTAGAAGCTTCTTCACCAAGATATTTTATTTTATTAAGTGACCAATAAATATTTCCACTTTGTAAATCAGGGTAAAAATGTTCTATTGATTTATTTATTTCTGGTGGTAATAAATTTATGTTGTAACCAAGTTTTCTTAGATGTTCAATCTCAGATATTTTTTTATAAATCTCATTCTCTTTTGAAAACTGTAAAGATGTTACCCAGAACTCAAGAGGATAGTTCAGTTTGAACCATTGACATATGTAACCAGTAATTGCATAACTTAAACTGTGACTTCTGTTAAAACCATATGCTGTGAATGCTTCTAACTTGTGCCATATCTCATGCGCTTCATCTTCATTACACCCTTTTTCTATACATCTGTTTATAAATGTCAATCTGAAATTTTCTGCTTCATGTCCTTTTCCCTTTTTAGTTAATGCTCTTCTTAAACCATCTGCTTCAGTCATTGTAAAATCAGCAAGAACTTGTGCAATTTTCATTGTTTGTTCCTGATAAACAATTAATCCAAATGTATCACTTAAAACTTCTCGAGTACCCCAATTATAAACTGGTTCTTTTAAACCATTTTTTATCATTGCAAAATCTTCATGAGCACCAACGTCCATTGGACCAGGTCTATATAAAGCATTCATCGCATTTAGATGTTCAATATTATCTGGTTTTACTTTTTTAGAATATACTTTTTGTGAATCACTTCCAAATTGAAATACATCTTCATTTAAACCAAGATGAAATAAGTTATACACTTCAATATCATCTAATGGTATTTCAGTATATATGTCAATTTTCTTACCGTGATTTTTTTCAATAAGGTTTAATATGTTTGTGAATTTATCAAGTTGTGCAATTCCAAGAATATCTTCTTTTAAAAAACCTGACTTTTCTACAAAAGCATGTTCCCATTCTGATACAAGTAAATCACCAACTTTTTTTACAGGTAACCATTGATATATGTCTCTCGGCTCTCCGTTTTCATTTTCTTTTGGGACTATAATAACTGCCGACGCATGAATTGAAGATGAACGTGGCTGATTTAAACATATCTGGATAGAGTTTATGAACTCTGTATTCTGTTTCAAAAACTTTAAAAGTACTTCATCATTAACAGATGCCTTCAACAAATCCTGCCATGTCTTACCATCAACATCTTTATCAAGAAAAGAATTGATAATATTTATCTGTTTAAAATCCAAACCATATGCTCTACCAATATCTTTAAGAGCCATTTTTATTTTCAATGTTGTGTAAGTACCTATTGAAGCAACATAGTTTATACCATATCTTTGCTCCATATATTTTTTAACATCATCCCTTCTTTCTCCTGGAAAATCACAATCAATATCTGGTAGTCCAGATTTTATTCTCGATTCATTCAAAAATCTTTCAAAAATCAAATCATATTTTATAGGGTCAGCTTCTGTAATATCTAACAAATAAGATATTAAACAACCAGCAGCAGAACCACGACCAATGCCTCTTAATATACCTTGCTGTTTACACCATTGCATTAAATCCCATAATATTAAAAAATAATCAACGAACCCACCTAAACTAATAACTCTTATTTCTTCTTCAAGTCTTGATTCATAAATATCAAGTTCTTCCTTTGTAATATTAGAACATTTTCTAATCAAACCAGATGTCATTAAGTATTCAAGTAATTCATCATTAGAATTATAAATTCCTTTTTCTTCTTCAGTCATTTCATATTTAGGTAACCTGAAATGTGTTGTATCAATTACAAAATCACAGTTGTCTCTTATCACATTTGCGTTCTCAACAATCTCATTAAAAAATTGGTTATATTTATCAATATCACTAAATAGTGGTAGTAGTATTTCTTCAACATCATCAAGGTGTTTATAATATTGGTCGTCTGAACTATACTGCCCCTTTATTTCTCCAACTTTATTTAAAAGTTCTTTGATTATTGCCTCATCTTTATTTAGGTAGTAAGAATCATTCAACAAAATTGGTTTTATGGTTCTTCTTAAATTGCTTTCAAAATACTTCTTTAACGCAAGAAGTGCTTCAGAATCTCTTTTTTCATTTCTCCATATAGTTACATCAATTTGATAATAAAGTTCCCCAAAAGCGCTCAGAAGAGCCGAGACAGTATCTTTTTCATCTATATTAAAGTCAGCACTCAATACACAATATAAATCTGCACTGTTTTCAATGATTTTATCAAATGTAACATACCCATCATTGATAACATTTATCTCCTTATTTATTGCCAATAAATTCAGCCACCCATTACTATTCTTCACATATAGCTTCAAATCAAAATATGAATTGTTTTTATTTACCTTAACAGTTTCACCTATGATTGGTTTTATGTTTGATTCTTTACATGCTATTTGAAATGGTAATGTTCCACCTAAAGTATTGTATTCACATATACCTAAAGATGAATAACCATAAAATACAGTTTTACTAACCCACTCTTTGTACAATCCTGAACCATTTAAAAGCTCATATCCGCCATGAACACCAAGATGACAAAAATCTGTTTTGTTTTTAACATCTGCTTTCCCCAAAAATCTAAACTGTTTTAAAATCGGTTCATTGTATTTTGAAGCTTCTGTGTAATAAAATTTACCACCAAATTCATAGCAATAAAAATCAACATCAGCATTCAGTTCATAGCTGCTAAGTATCAATGAAAAATTATTATCAAATAATATTTCTTTTGAATCATCAAGTAATAAGAATTTACCAACACCTTCTATTTCAAAAATATCGTTATGGTCTTCTACTGCAAGAACATCTAATTTATATAGTTCTATATGTTTTAAAAAGGCTTCCATCCAAAATCACAGTTTTCAATTAAAAATTTCAATTCACTTATTTTCATTTTCTTTATAAATGGTGCGATATTAGAAAGTCTTCCTTTATCTTCCACATCTTTTGTCATCAAACATTCTTCAGGCAATAAACCAATCAACTGCTCTTTGTTTTCAAAGTTTGAAAATATAACACCTTCCATAACTGGTTCATCTATGTGAAAAGATTTGCCAACATTTTTTAGATGCAATACTCTTTGTGATTTTGATTGTTTACCTTTTGCTGCTCTTGATTTATTTTTCATATCAAAAGCAATCGATGATGCACTTGTATAATTTACCTCAAGGAAAGAATATTTGTTAAGAACAAAATCAATAAAATCCTGAACAATTAACCTATTGTTTTTTGATTCTATAAAATTGTATTCTCTAAAATACTTTCTATCAATTGGGAATTTAGAAAATACACTGAACACATTTATCTTATTCCTAAATTCATCATCCATCACATCTCTAACATTGATACCAAAAAGATAACAATTTGCTGTTATTAATTCTTCCATTGAAAGCTCTTCAATCTCTTCAATACCTCTCAATAAAAGATTCTTTTTTAAACCATCAATCAATGCTAATTTTGTTTCATATTTGTTTCCATCAATTTTAGATAATTGTGAAACAACATACTCATTGAAAACAACATCACTATTCTCTTTCATATTATTCGCATTACATTGTTTATACTTGTATACATTGTGTTTGAACCATTTCTCAATTTAATCTTTACAACTTGTTTATTAAAATCATAAGATTCAATCTTACCAATAAATATTTCACCACTTGAATCCTTGTATTTTATATCACTACCACTTGAAAAATAATTATTCATATCTCTTGAATACATCTTACTAACTTGCTCACCATCTCTGTATTCAAAATTTGGAACACCAAATGAAACTATCAAACCAAATATCTTATCATACTCTTTATATGAATTAAAAATACTTGGTAAATTATTTCTTTGGCTGATGTCAATTATTTTTGTTTTCTTATACCTTAAAACATTTTCATAATAATCTTTGTTTTCTTTTTTTGTATATATTCTTGACCTGATATATGTCGTAACATATTCTTTTTGTAATTGTTCAAAATAGTCAACTATAGATAAGTGTCTTGATTTGTCTTCCATCACCTTAAAATTTTCTTTTGTACTTTATTTATTGCAAACAATTGTGCATGTTCTAAATTATTCAATATGTCAATTAATTCTTTTTGCTCTAATAAACCAGGGTCTTTAGCTGTACAAAAACCAACTAACACACTAAAATATTTTAATAGTTCAAAGGCATATTGTTTTGATTCTTTCACTGCATCATTATCATACAGCAATATGATACTTTTAATCTGTTTCTTTTGTAACCAATATGTTTGAGCATCAGAAATTTTCTTTCCAAAACATGCACAACATTTTATTTCTTCTTGTTGGTCTAATGATAACAAATAATCAATTCTGAATTTATCAAAAACACCCTCAACAAGTATTACTGTTTTTGTATTTTCTGTTATTTCATTTAAACCAAATAGAAATTTACTGAAGTCAGTGTTTAATGAGTTTCTATACCTTAAGTATTTTTTACCAGTTTGCTTTTCTATTAAATCAATTTCTTCCTTTGTTTTTGTTGTTCTTGCAAGATAACCAATACAATCTCCAGCTTCATTTTGAAGAATGAATATTATATAGTCTTTCAAGTTTGATTCTATCTTTGTTGTACCAACAACATATTTATCATACAAAGAAAAACCTCTGCTATCAAGATATTCATTTTCATAAACACGTGTAAACCCAAGTGGCATACGTTTTTTTGGCATATTAATATCAATCTCTCTTTTTTCATATTCAATATTTACCTTATCAACAATTGTATCTGATAAAACATTTACTGAATTAAAATCTCTTACAACATCTAATCTTCCAAGTTTTTTAAGTAGCTTAAATATTGTACCTTTTTCACCACACTTAAAACAAACAAATGACGATATTACTTTTCCAAATATTACACCAAGATGTTGTTCTTTGCCACAAAAAACACAATCACATAAGTACCAACCTCTCTGACCTGAAACTATTACATTTCTTAAGAGAGGTAGTACTTGGTCTTTTAATTCTTCACTTGTCATACAAAAATCTGTATTGTATCAATTCTTGCTTTTTCTAATAGTTTTAAACCAGAAGCATCTCTATATATGTCTTTATAAAAAACTCTTTTTATACCTGATTGAATAATCAATTTAGCACAATCAAAACATGGTGCCATAGTTACATACAAATCAGAACCATCAGATGATTGAGTTGATTTTGCAAGTTTAGTTATGCAATTACTTTCTGCATGCAAAACTTCTGGTTTTGTTGTGTTGCCACCATCTAACTCACAATCATTTTCAAAACCCGAAAGTGTTCCATTGTAACCACAAGAAATAACATTACCATCTTTCACTATTACAGCACCAACTCTTGACCTCATACAATATGACAGTTTTGAAAACTCAATAGCCATATTCATAAAGGCTACATTCAATTCATTTGCTCCCATTAGTAATTTCTTTTTTGACGTTCACGATTTTCTTTGTTTTTAGCCATATACATGTTGTACATTTCTTTATGTGTCATACCTATTGATATACCCATATTTAGAAAGAAGTGTAGTATGTCTACTATCTCAAATTTACACTCTATCTGGTCTGTCTCTGATAAATCAGAAAACTTAATATCACCATACTCATCATATCTCTTCTTCCATTTTTTCCAGATAGCATTTCCGCCACCATCTTTGATTCCACCCAAAGCATCTGTTGCTTCATGTATCTCATCAATTAATGAATGATTGTTCATGTGCCAAAAATTCATGATGTCCCTTAAAGACATTTCTTCAAACTTATAACCATACACATTTCTCTGTGTGTCTGCTTGTAATTCATAAATGTCACCAAGAGTATCTTTACTGTTTTGGTGTGTGTCCTCAATCACTAACTGAGAACATGTGTTGTCTGCATTCGCCATTTTTTAATTTTTTAAGTTATTAATAATTGTATGTGATTTTCCTAAACTGTCTATGAAACAATTTTCACCAGCACCAACAGTTTTATGTTTCCTGTTTTTATAACACTGAACTGTTCTGATAAATATACCTTTCTTTAATCTACCAGCATTATACAATTCAAGTAAATTATTATTGAAGACATCAAATGATTTTGATTTTAAATCATAAATATCCTTAAGCACTATTGTGTATGTTATTATTTTTGGTACACCCTCAATACTGCATTGTTTTACTATGAATGTTACTTTAATACCCCATTCACCTGACCAAGTACCAAGCCTTAATTTTGTTTTAGTAAAATTTACATGTTCTATTGCAACATCTGCTGTAAAATACTCCTTGTTTACAAAATCATCTGATGATTCATTTAGATAAATTTTTTCTCTTTCCATCTGTTTAATTTTATTTAGATAATTGATTCACACACCATTTAAAAAACTTATATTCTTCTGGTGCTTGTTGTAATACTTTTGTTTTTTTGGTTCTAATAACTTCTTCATACCGTGGAAGCACGTCTATAATAAACTCAACTTCTGCAACTGAAGATATTCTTGGACATACTATTTCTTCATATGTATTTTTACTTAATATGTAATTGTTATGCACAATATCTTTAACCATTCCAAAGTGTTGTTCATATACGTGAAATGAATCAGCTTTGTGTTTGTATGTTCCAATTTCAAGTTCTGGGTAATATGATTTCAATTCAACATAAACCATTTCATAAACAACGCTAAATTGGAACACATCAATAGTTGTACCTCTTATCAAATCATTCGACCTCATATTCACACTCATATTAAGTTTATTGTCTCTGATTCTAAAATTGATTGCATATGTGCATATCTTATCTTTTGAATCACTCATCATAACATTTGGTCTATTTATTATGATAGAAGCTTGTCTTGAATCCTTATCAGCAATCAATGTTCTTATAACATATTCATACTGATTTTCACCAAATATATATTTACCATAGTTTGAATGATAATAAGGTTTTTCACTGTTTTTTATTGTTGCCCAAAATTTAGCATAATGTTCCATCATTAAATCATTTGGGTCTCCTTTAAGATACCAACATAATTCTGCAACCAAATACTTCAATGATAATTTCCTTTCACTAAATGAACAAAATCTATTTAGTGGGTGTATTGAAAACATATAGTCTTCAATTTCATTTGTCTTTTGTCCTCTTGGAGAAAAATCTTTTCCGTCTTTAGTAATATCAATAAAGATATTTAACCATTCTGTTCTGTTGTTCATATAAGTACGTTTTTAAAATATTGTGAATAAGATTTTTGTGAACCACCATTTAATAATATACTTGTTGGGTGTGCATACTTAACAAGTATTGATTTGTATTCATATGGCAAATTTTCTAAAAGATATTTATAAGTTATGTTACCAAGAGCTATTATTTTTAAAGGCTTCATCAATTTTATTTCTTCCATTAAAATTGGAAAACAATTATGAAAATCTTCTTGTGTTGGTTTATTTTTTTCATTTGCATATTTACATAAATTAGTTATGTAAGGAAAATATTTCAAATACCTTTTATTATCAAACAATGCTCTTTTAAGAATGAAAGATGTTTGTGCAAAAACAAAACTTGGTTTTAATCCACCTTCAACAACTGATTTTCCAAATTTACCAGGTGCTTCTCCAACTATCATTAAATTACCTTCTTTAAAATATCCAATTGGATGACTCCTTGTTTCAAGAAATGCCTCATCTGTATCAAGCATTTCTATATACTCAAATATTTTATCAGATAATTCCTTATTTTCAGTAAACAAACATGATGTTGTAAAAAAATGATTGTAAAACCATGCATCATTATAACAATCAATTTTTATAGACCTTCTTCTATTTGAAACAATGTTATCAAATGCAAAAACCTTTTCTATTGATTTTCTGTATTCACCATATGTATCTGGCATCTTAATATCTCTATATAAAAGAAAGTGCGTTATAGCATCAACACCATCTTTGTTTAAATCAATTTTTATTGGTTTACAATATGCTTTATTTAGAATATTTATCACATTGTGTTCCATGTATTTTAATTGTGATATTTTATCAGGTCTAAAAACCTTATCTTCACATACAATATTTAGTGGGTAAAATTCTATAACATAATCATAAAGATTTTCAAAAGCATATTTACACGCTTTCTTAACTTCCTTCAATAGACTATTGTATAAAATAAAATCATCAGTACTTAAGTTGTTTTTATCAACATAAAATATTAGATAAAATAAACTGTCTGTGAGTGCTCTGTCTATAAGTATTATTTTACCCGTATTGTTTTCTATAAGTTCCTTTTCTCTTTTTATCTTATCTAAAATAACTTCACTTTGGAACTTAAGATAATCAGAAGGATTTTCTCTTATTTCATCTATGGAAAATATTGTTTTATCTCTTACATTTTCAGTAAGCATAACACATAAATCACCAAAGAATTTTTTGTAATATTCCATAGTGGTTGACTTACCAGAAAAACAACCACCTGAAAATGCTATGACTAAATTATTGCTCTTCATATACAACTACATTTATTGACACATTTTTTACAAATACATTATCTGTCGCTTCTTTGTTTTCGAGCTGTCTTTTATGTGTTTCTGCTACATCTGACAGCGTATATGCTATTGGGAAGCCATGATAATTATAACTTGTGTTAACTAAACACTTTACATTCCAAATATCCATCTTTTCAAGCAATGTTTTTATCAATGAATCTTCTGTAATTGCTTGTGGTCTTCCAGAATATTTTTCTTCTGTTGGGTATTTATGCATTACACCTTGATACAATTCATAAGAAACATGTTGAGCATAATCATAAGTTACAATCATGTACTCATCAGAACCAATTACGAGTAATGGTAAATCAAGACCAAAGAAAAAATCTATATTGTCTTTCAACATTACTGGTGCAAGTGGCATCACTTCATTCCTATTATTTAATGCATTGTTTGTTTCAGAAAGTGTTTGTTGTGGCATGAACAATGATGATGTGTTACATAATGCTCTTGGCCCAAATTCCATTTTGTTCTGGATTAAGTTTACAATCTCACCATTTATTATTTTTTCAGCCATAAAATAAGCACACTCTTCCTTATTTGTAAAATGATATGTGTTTGGTAAATTACCAAGTGTTTCTTCAAATGTTTTAAGAGATACATCTCTTTTACCCCAAAGTAATTTATCACTCCATGGAAAATTAGAAAAGTTCTTTTCATAAAAACCAATTGATGCACCTTGGTCACCTGCGAGTGGCATTGCACAAAATAAACCATCTGTATGTTTTAAAATCTTGTTATTGAGTTTTACATTATAAAATAAACCACCAGCAACTATAAGATTTTTTATGTCAAGTTTATAAACTATACCTGTGATTATTTTTTCCACAATCTGTTGAATAAAATAACCAATCAAAACTCTTGTTTTAAAATCAGTCTTATCTGTTATACCAAAAGAATTTGTAAGTAATTCAAATTCTCTATGAAACATTTTCTTCACCGTGTTTAATGTATCAACGTTGATAAATTCATTATTAAGTGAAGGTTCTGTGTGTGTATCATAACTTAATTTGTTGTATCGCAAAACCAAATCATTAACATACAAATCAATTGTTGTTATATCCTTTTCACTAAAAAATTCTTTTATGTGTGATTCATAACCAAGGAATTTATATTCATCTTGATTTTCTTTCATACCAACAAATGATGTTGCATATTGATACATCAAACCAAGTGAATTTTTGTAACCATATACTTTCTTCACATTCTTAACACTCATCTCTAAAGTTACTTCATTAAAGTCAAGTTCATATATTGAAACAACTTCTTCTTTATTACCAAAACCATCTGCTACAATAATATGTATCTTACCATCATAACCAGCACACGTTCCACTTAAAAAATGATATTTAAAAAATGAAGCAGCAGACCAAGCGTGTGCATCGTGGTGTGTAAATTGTGGTGTATGTGTTACAATTGTACAACCAAAACCTTGAAGCATTTTTAAATACTCATTGTCATTGTATTTCAAATCACTTTCAACAGATGTGTAAGTTAGATTATCATACCAATGTGTGATACAAACATTTGCACCATGCAACTTATTTATACCAACGTTTTTGATTATTTCTTCTATTGCCCCTTTTGGAAAAGCAGAAGAAGACTTTATCTTGTCAATTCTTTCTTGCTCATATGCAATAACTTTTTTTGTTTCGTTGTCAACGAATATGGCACTTGAATTATGCCCAAGACTTAATAATAATGTGTTTTTCATTTTTATAAATTTAATCGTTTGTAAAATAAAATTCTTCTAATGTTCTTTTCCTATCATAAAATCTATCTGTTTGATATGATTGAAATATTTTTATAACTTGACCTCCTTTTTGTTTTCTTAATTTATCAACATACAATCTCATAATACCATTTCTATATTCATCTCTTGTTTGATTCAATGTAACAAATGCACTGAATGGTTCAACAACATTTTTAAACTCTGATACATTATGTCTTGTCATAACAAAATCAGGGTCTTCCAATAATGCTGGTGTAATATCATTAGCTTGTGTCGCTGAAACAATTCTTGTTTTTAATTCTATTGCAACATTCTTAATTGCTTTACCGAGTGCTCTTCTTCTTGACCTTTCTCCTTCATTAGAAGTCATATATTTTTTACCATCACCAGGCTCAAACAATTCAAAATAATCGAGAATGACTTCATCAATATGTCCTTCAGTTTTTTCAAGTTCAATAATTAGATTTCTAACATCTGCAATTGACACTGAATCAAACTGCTCATATGCATGAACTATTATTTCACCACCTAAACTTTTTATGTCTCTTATTACTTTTCTAAATTTAACCATTAGCTCATCATCATACTCACAAGTTTCAACGAGATAATTCATAACACCAGTCCATGTAGAATCATATCCAACCATACATTCTCTTTTTGAACCTTCAGCTTGTATATGTAAAACCTTATAACCTCTTCTTGCAGCAGAAACTCCATGCCATCTTAATAGTTTTGTTTTACCAGCACCTGACCTTCCAAGATATAACCACGTATCTCCTTCTTCAATACCACCAGAAATATCATCAAGTTGGTCAATACCAGTTGGCAACTTATGTTTCATTAATTCACCAGAATGCTTTTCTAATATTCTACCAGTATTTCTTTTTTCAAAATCATCAAACACTTTTGTAATGAATTTTGAATCTTCAAGTAATGAAAATGTTTGAATACCTACAGCATAATCATTCAGTGCAGAATATGCATTTTCTTTATCACCAGTATTATATATTTCAGCAACTTTATCGTATGCCTCTAAGAACATTGATTTCTTTATATATTCCTGTAAATAAAAAAGTAAATTTTCTTTTGTAATGTCTAATGCATCTTTAACATTAGATATTAATTCACCAACATCTGTATCATCTTGAAATGACTGTGATATAATACCATATGTTGGAATTTTTTGGTTGTTTTTATAATAATTGGAAACGTATTTCCAAAACTTTTTGAATTGTTCTGTTGGTAAATATTGATACTTTAAATGCTTAACAACAACATCTAATGTTTCCTCACTTTTCAGACACTTCTTAAACAATTCATATAAAAAATCTTCAGTTAAATTATTGTTCATAGCAGTAAATAAATAATAGTTCAAATATACAAAATATCGTTCTCAAAACGATTCTTAAATAAATCCAAAATTGAAATTATTTTAATTTCCATTTATAGCCATAACAAGTTTTAATTTTACCACTAATACATTTAGATATTCCAGCTGTAAATGGTTTTCCAACAATTGTTATAGCAGCTTCTGACATTGTATTGTGTTCAGCTATTAATTCACCAAAAATATTTAATTGTAAAACTTTCTTTGACCTTCTATTATTTTCTTTTATTTTTAATTTTGATTCTTGCGTATGATTTCCTATAAAACCTTTATTTCCTTTTGATTTTTCAGATATTTTTTTACGTGTTTCAATTGAAGGAGATTTTCCTAACCAATGTTTTGCATGATTTTTAGATATTTTTAATCTTGATTCTTCACTATGTTTTTTACCAAGAAAAGTTTTATTACCTAAATTACCTTCGCCACCATCACTTGAATTAGTGAGATTATAACCTAATTTTCTGTATTTATCAATATACATTATTTCATATTCTTGCCATTTATCATAAGGCACTTCTTCTATTAATTCAATAGTTGGTTCTAAACCTTCAGCAAGTAATTGTCTTATCCAATTATTCTTCCAACCTTCTTCTCCTCTTCTTGCTCTATTGATATGACAACGTAATCTCTTCTTAATATTATCAGCCTTACCAATATAACGTATCTCCAAAGTCTTTGGACACTTTAAAGCATATATAAAACACACAGTAAGCATATTATATGAATCCAAAATTAAATGATGAATTTACATACGTTGCTGCGCGAAGCGCTATCCAGAGTGCCATCGGACAATCGTCATTGCTCCCTACCCCCTCTAATTTTCCTTTCTCAGTCCAGGTAATAGAAGAAAGCTCCATACATATAATATCAGTGATGTCTCTTGAATAAGCATCTCCTCTTGGAAAACGTATTCTGTTTTGTTCAAATAAAACTGCAACACCAGGTAAACCATCTTGCAAATTATATTTATTTGTACCAGTATTGTGTTCTACAATTGGAAGATTTGCATCTCTCCCCATCTGTGCAAATAAAACTTGTGCTTGATTTGTTTCAACCATAATAATTTCAGGATTAAAATCCTGTTTTATTTTTTTCATCTGTGCTATCTGTTCATTATAAGAAAGCCCCTTACCTCTGAACATATTAAGCAACCAATAATTTCCCAAATCATCCACACCAAGAGTTATAAATACTGTATAGTCAGCACCAACATTCGCAGACATTGCAAAGTCACAACCAGTAACAACTCTTTTGAATTTTCTTGGAACAGACCATATATTTTTTTGTAATGTAAATTCATCCATACCGATGAATGATTTCTCAAGCATCGCCCATGGAAATATTGTTGATTCAGAAGATATTGGTCTTACTAAAATTTCTCTTGAAAAAATAGTAGAACCTTGAGATTCTTTCTTTTCAATAATAGATTCTATATTATGTCTATCACCCCACAATAATGTACCATCTGGCATGATAGCTGGATATTCAAATACTTTCCAAGATTTTTTTGATTTCAAATCAGCATATAAATCTTTAGTTGAATATGGTGTACCAACAACACAAACTTGACCACCAGGAACAATCATATTCATAATAACTGAATGGAAAAAATTTATATACTTATTTCTTTGTTCTTCAGAATATAAAACACTGTCATTTAATAAGTCATCACACACAATCCAACCTGGGTGAAAACCACGCATCTTTGAACCATATGATTTTACAACTAATGAAGCACCATTTTTACATGTTATTTCTGTCTCTGCCCATTTACCAGCATTCTTACCAGGAAATAATGATTCCTTTAAAATATCATTTTGCTCTATCTCTTCTTTAACTATACCAAGTAAATGTTTTGCTAAACCATATTCATTTGTTATAATCATTCCAAGTTTAGAATGTGACCTATCACTTATAATTTTTGAAGCGTAATTACTTGAAATAATATTTTTTGAATAACGATACATTTTCCATATTGGATATGCAAGAGAAAATGTAAATGATTTTGAGTGGTCACGAGCAGCTATGATACAAAGCCTATTGTATATCTGTAATAAATTACCCCATTCAACGTGATGCCAATTCATTTGAAATTCAGGTAAACAAGATTGTGTAAAATAATTGAAACTAAAACATCTTAATGTCTCTTCGACCGATTCAGTGAATCTGTCTAAATATCCAAATGTTGAAGATGTAAATTTTCCATTCTCATAAATTAAAATATTCTTTGTTTCTTCAAACAAAGTACCAAGAACTTTTTCAATATCTTTTTCATCACCACCAAACAACTCATCTATTGCTGCTGGGTCTAAATTGTCTATTAAAATATCTACTTGGTCATATATTGTTTCTAATTGATTTAAGGTTAGTGCTGACATAATTAGAGCTGAAAAGTACTTCTAAAATTTTGAGTTACCGTTGTAGATGTTCCACTATTTTCATTCCTTAGTGAACTTAAAAAATAATGGTGTAAATGTGTATTAGCAACAACATCTGGCATCGCTCTGTGTGCATCAACCAAATCATAACCTATATACTTACAACAATCACCAAGCTTATGTCCTTTTTTATTTGGCCATTTTAATCTTGCATCGTGCAATGTATCAATCATATAATCATCAGCATATTTATATAATTTATCTCCATAAATAGCAAATAATTTCTCAATAAATAATTTATCAAACTTGACTATATTGTGACCAACAAATACAGGTTTTTCACTCCACTTACCATGTTTCACAGTAAATGTTTCCAATATGTATTTCATTACATCAACTAATTCTTTTGCGTCAGCTCCTTCATCCATACATCTCTCATAAGAAAGTCCTGTAACTTTTGTAGCACCATCATCAAGAATTAAACCGTGATATGGTTTTACTATTGTTTCAAACTCAAACAATTTTTCAAAAGTAATTGGATTGTAAACTATACACGCAAATTCAGTGATAGGATTAACATCTGCGTTAAAACCTCCGGTCTCAACGTCAAAACAAATATTGTTAAACATGTTGTTATTTTTTAGGAAATAATCTTAATACTTTTACACCCATTGCATCATTATCTATATGCTTTAAAATTAACCCACCATATTCATCAGGCAGATAACCTCTTTTTGCATATTGATAAATGTCTTGATTGGTAAATTTCTTACCACTCTTCTTTTCACCAAACTGTGTGTTTAGTAAATCTCTCAATTTACTTGGTGTATAATCTTTTCCTTGTTTCAATACAACATTCTTTTCTTCCTTTTCCATTTTATAAAAATTTTACGTTATTAAAATCTACTAATTTTTGTTTTAAAATATTCCATTCCATATTCCTTTCACTTTCTGAATTATATGTTATCTCAATGTTGGCATATGGAACCTTTACGTTTTGTGTTTTATTTATGATGATTAAATACTTTGTACCTTTATTGTATGTTGTATGTTTAGAAAATGAAAATAAAGATTCAACATCACAAGTAAAGTCTTTTAATGTTACAAAATATTTAATATGTTTAAATGTTGGCTCAAGTGAATCATTATATGATTTCATCAGGTCTAACATATTCTTATCACTCATTTCCTTATAAGAGTTCAAAAGCAACATAAGGTTTTTATCACCTCCAAGTTTTTCAACTATTTGAACTATCTCTAAATATATGTTGCCATCAATTTCAGATATTGGATTTATAGCAGTATCATATGCCATATACCCATCGCAAGCCTTTATCAGGTTTTCTTCTAAATTTGGTTTTTCTTCTCTCTTTCCCATTTGCTCATAAATAGTTTAAAATACGCATTATCTGCTCTCTCCATATATTCTATCGCCGATTGAAAATTGTTTAATCTGGAGCGCTCCAAGTAGCTCCCATGCTCCCATATCGTATGACAGTCCATGCAATGATAAACAATATTCTCCTTTTCAGTCTCAAGTGATTCATTTTGTGATACAGGAATTATATGACTGTGTGTCAAACAATATATCGTTCCACAACCAACACATACATGCTCCCTCTCTTTTGCAATCTCATCATACACATTCGACTTTTCTAAATTCTTAATTTTCTTTTTATATGAAACTTTCTTTATAGCCTTTTGTTTCTTTTTAAATGTACCTCTACTATCAAGCCTTTCTCTGTTCTTTTTAGCACATAAATAATGTGTGTTATTTACTATGGCACTTTTATTACCACAATCACATTTTGAACAAAAATCAATTACTATTTTCATGTTTCATTTTTCTGCAATCAATAGAAAATTTACATTCCAAACAAGCTTCACAATTTTCACTGTATAGATTAGTAAATGATATGCAATTTAAAAAACCTTTTTCTGTATTTAAAAATCTCTTCCTTTCTATGTTATATATCTTTTCAAATTTTGATTCAGAATAATCTCCCTCTTTGAAATTAATTATATCATCAATTTCTGATTTAAAAATCTTATTCTTTTTACAAAACTCAAGAGAAAAATAAAGTGCATGTTCATTTTTATTTTTCCATCTCTCTATAGCAGTCGAACCAAGAACCATATTAATCATAACTTTTCTCCCACCAAATTTATCACCTTTGTTATGCCAATATTCAAAGTTATATGCAAAGAAATTAAAAAGAAAATCTGTACCAACAGAATGACTATATTCTTTATTTAGAAAATTTGCAATAAAATTATTTATCAAAGAACTTTGTTGCTTATTTGGTATAAACATATAGTCATCATATCTTATAATCTTACTAAAGAAATACTGATAAAATGTGACTATCTGCTCATACAAATTCATTAGCAAATATACAAAATATATCAGACTTCACAAAAATTTTAAGACCAATTAAAATATAACTTAATAGTTTCAAGTTTGGATTGATTCTGTAAATCTTCAATTGTTTGTGTAGAACAAAAATCTGTATTGTCAATTACTGACTGTTTGAATTTTCTTTTTATAAATAAACCAAGATAACCGTTTGCTGCTATATTACCAACATTTACTTTTGTAAGTTCTGTGCTTGGATTATAAAATGTGCAATAGTAAGGTGATGATTCTGAATTTTGCAATTGTTCAAAAACTGATTCATTACAATCATTAACAGTTGGAGAAACTGCACCTATAAAATAATCAAATAATGAATTAACGGGTGCTTCATAATAAATTGTCAAATCTGTTATTGCAACACCCGTATTTTTTATAGCAATACATTTTGTATCTGAACTTGCTTTCTGTAAACCATAATTAGTAACATCAGAAAACAAATTATTCAATACATCATTTTGTATCACAGTTGATGATATTAACCCACCTAAAGATTTAAATGCTTCTGTTTGTGGTGTTAAAAAAGAATCAGCACCAGTATATTGTAATAATATTGCCATATTAATTTTCCTTTAAAACTATTTCAATTACTTTATCTATAATAAATCCATTATTTTATTATTATTATAATTTATCCAAATATTGCCGCTATGATTGCTGCTGTAGCTAAAACTGCAAAA